CAGATGTTGCTTCCGCCCTCTCCATGAGTGGTATGCTCGACTCCAGTCCTGCATTCGCAAACCTCGAAGTCGATGACACGGGTAACACCTTCGTTGGTACACTCAACGGTCGTCTCAAGGTTTACATCGATCCTTACGCTACTGCAAACTACGTCAATGTAGGTTACCGTGGATCGTCGCAGTATGACGCTGGTGTGTTCTACTGCCCATACGTCCCACTGCAAATGGCAAGAGCGGTCGATAGCAGCACCTATCAACCACAGATCGCGTTCAAGACTCGCTACGGAATGGTCGCTAACCCCTTTGCGAAGGGTGCAGATGCCCTTTCTGGTGACTTCGCCAAGGGAGACACTCCGCTCGAGGCTCGAACCAATGTCTACTACAGAATCTTCCGTGTAGATAACCTCCACGGTATCAACGCTACTAACGCTACAAGAGTCTAAGTAGTACGATAACTGAATAGTCGGACTTAGCCCGACAGAGAACCCCCGAGACGAAAGGCTCGGGGGTTTTCCTTTATACATACTTTGGAGGACTACTATGAGTTTACCGAGAATAAATCCCCGAGTGGATATAAGAAAAGTGCGGACACCAACAACTGATTCGTCTGGTTTTATATCATCAGATCCAAGACTCGATCCGAAACAAGTGGGAAGTAGACCAACTGGAATCGATAACTATTTGCCTGAAACAAGAACAGGTTCCACGCAAGGAAACTATCTTGATCGATATCCTGAAAAGGTAAACTACCTTCAGCAGCCGGGTTTCAAATTTAGTCTGTTGCGATCCCCTCACCTTAGTTATTTTTGTCAAACCGCAACGATTCCCGGTATTCAGGTCGAGGCTTTGGATCGACCCACAAATATTGGTATGCTACCAATCCCAGTAGCCGGTCATGCATCAAAAGATGATTTTGAAATCACATTTATCGTGAACGAGGATCTATCCAATTGGTTGGAAATTTATAACTGGATGAGATCGCTCACCACGTTCGATGACTACGATGAGTACAAACAATCAAACACGCATTATTCCAATGCGATTCTCATGACGCTCAACAGTGCCATGAATCTAAACTTTGAAGTAGAGATAAAAGATCTCTTCCCAAAATCACTTTCAAGTATTGAAATGACGACAACGGCTGGTACAATAAACCCAATAGAAGCGACTGCTACTTTTGCATATACTTCTTATGAGATTAGGAACATGGGAAACCAGACAGGATAATTTACTATGAAGTTTGATGAACTCCGCCGCATGGTTTCGGTGGACATGAAGATCGATGGAACTGAACTTGATATCGAATCGCTGAAAACCCCTCAGTTACATAACAAATACCTCAACCTCTATCACGACGAGAGACTTATTCTAAAGCAGATGAGATCTCGAATCAAGGAACTTGTTCGTGATAAATGGGAATATTACAGCGGAAAGATGAGCGAGGAAAAACTCGAACGTCTAGGCTGGGAACCTTTTCAACTAAAGGTGCTGAAGCAGGATCTCGATAGGTACATTGAATCTGACACAGAAGTTTCCCGTGAGTACGATAGAATCGCGTTTCAGGAGGAGAAGGTAGATTTTCTACAAGCAACCCTAAAGTCCATCACAGCGAGGCAGTGGGACATCAAGAATGCGATTGAGTGGAGAAAGTTCGTAAATGGAATCTAATGATCCGATGCATCGCGTGTATCTAAAGCACGCATACCTCATTGCAGAAAAGTCACCTGATCCCAGAACTCAAAATGGAGCAGTTTTGGTTGATCATTCTCAGGGTATGATCTCTGGGTGTCCAAACGAATTTCCAAGGGGTGTAAACGTCTTAGACGAGCGTTGGGGGGACGAGAAGTACCATTTTGTAGAACATGCGGAACGAAACACAATATACAAAGCGATTCGTGCAGGATACTCTCCAGAGGGTCTTACACTTTACTGTCCATTTTACGCTTGCTCCGCATGTGCGAGAGCAATCATTCAAACAGGCATAAAAACCGTAGTTGGTCACAAAGAGTATATGGAAATAGTTCCCGAACGCTGGGTTGAAAGTGTTCGTATAGGTCACCAAATGATGCACGAAGCAGGTGTCCGATGTTTGTTTTGGTCGGGTAAAATCGGAGAGATTACCATCCGGGTGGACGGTAAAGATTTTCACCCATAAATACTTGTATGAGTGATCTGGTTGTAAATCCAATTGATACCGCAAGTGTTCGTGTTACATGCGAACGGCACATTGCAAAAGAACTTTCGGAGTTCTTTACCTTCAAGGTTCCGGGGTATCAGTTTATGCCTGCATACAAAAATAAGATGTGGGACGGAACCATCAAACTTTACAACATGTTTTCTGAGACTCTTTACGCAGGTCTTGTTCAATACGTCAAGGCTTTTGCAGAGGAGAGATCCTACACAATTGAGATAGATTCTGAGTTGGACACCAAAGACGATATGTCTGTGGAGCAAGTTCGTAAATTTATCGATGATCATCTACAGCCTATCGCAGGTGGACAAAAAATCAACGCACATGATCACCAAGTAGAGGGTGTGCATCACGCGATGCAAAATAAAAGATGCCTGTTGCTATCCCCTACCGCATCCGGTAAGTCTCTGATGATCTACGCTCTGGTGCGTCACTGTCTAGAGGTTCTTCCGAAAGACAAAAAGATTTTGATTGTCGTTCCTACCACATCTCTAGTTACTCAAATGTATTCTGATTTTGCTGAGTACTCGACTCATGATCCTAACTTCACGGCAGATAAAGATTGTCACGTTGTGTTTGCAGGACAGGACAAGATTGCAGATGCAAGAGTAATCATCTCCACATGGCAGAGTATACACAAGATGCCTGAAAAGTACTTTGATAATTATGGAGCGGTCTTTGGAGATGAGTGTCACTTGTTCAAGTCTAAATCCCTGACACGAATTATGTCTAAACTAAAGGACTGTCCGTACAGAGTTGGAACCACCGGAACACTAGACGGAACCCTGACACATAAACTAGTAATCGAGGGTTTGTTTGGTCCCGTATACAAAGTAACAGACACCAAAAATCTCATGGACATGAAACTGCTTTCCAATCTAAGTATTGATTGCATTCTGCTCGACTATGATGATAAGGTGAAAAAGCAAAACGCTCGAATGAAATACTTTGAGGAACTGGAGTGGTTGGTGACAAATGACGATAGAAATAATTTTATCGCAAAAATGGCAAAGTCTCTCAAGGGAAACACGCTGATTCTATTTCAGTTGGTGGAGAAACATGGTAAACACCTAAATAAATTGATAGAGAAAGTATGTCCTGATCATCAGGTGTTCTTCGTGTATGGGGGGACAGATGTTCAGGATCGGGAAAGCATACGAAAGATCGCGGAGGAAAATGAGAATGCAATCATTGTGGCATCTTATGGTACTTTCTCCACAGGTATCTCCATCCGCAGACTTCACAATATTATTTTTGCTTCTCCATCTAAAAGTCGTATACGAGTTCTTCAAAGTATAGGCAGACAACTGCGTAAATCTGAGCATAAGGAACTTGCTAGACTGTATGACATCGGGGATAATTTGAGTTGGAAAACATGGAAAAATCACACACTCAAACACTTTCTTGAGAGAATGAAATTATACAATGCAGAACGCTTTGACTACAGGTCAATCAAAATAAAGGTTTAGGAGTCACTATGATTCAACTTATAAAACTAAAAAACAACTTAGACATAATCACAGAGATTAGAAGCAAAAACGAAAAGTCAATAGTGCTTCATCGTCCCTTTGTTGTTCAAAACATGTCGATTCCTAGCCCAATGGGTGTTCGTGTGGTTCAGGTGATTAGACCTTGGATCGAAAACACAAACGAAAATAATGTTACTTTACCCTCTGATGCCGTTTTGCTTTCCGTATCTCCCGACATCGAACTCGTAAGAAAGTATCAGTTCGCTCTCGAAAAAGAAGACGTTGCTCAAGACATCGCAGCAGAGATTCAAAATGATCCCGAACAACTACAAGGCTTTATTGAAAGACTCGTCCGAGAAGAATTAGATGAGATGGATGAATCGCCTAGTCCGCAAGACGATATTGAGGAAAGGCTTCAGGATGCAGACGGTATAAATGTATCTTTCAACATGAGTCCCGGTATGTTTTTCCATTTTCTAGCAAACGGTATCATGGGTATCGATGAAAACCATGAAGTTGATTTTGACACGGATGCGTTTATGGAGAAGTTTGAAGAGTTCAAGAAGCAAAGAAAAGAAAAGCCCTCTCCTCCGAAAAAACGTCCTCCCCCGAAACGGGATGACTGGGACTTTGGTAACCAGTTTGATGATTGGGATCCAGAACCATAAAGTATTCATATACCCTTACTGACCCAAGACACAGATAAGATAAGCGAAAAAATGAACGTGTCAATAGACGAATTTTTCATTTTGTGTTGATTTTTTTCAGAGGTGTTGTATAGTATGAAAAACAAGGAAGTGATATCATGGCGAAAGCAAAGAAAGAACATTATGTAGATAACGAGAAGTTTTTCCAAGCGATGTGTGAATGGAAAAAAGAAGTGATCGAAGCAGACGATCTCGGTGAATCTAGACCTCCTGTATCTGAGTATATCGGAGAGTGCTTCATGAAGATTGCAGAACATCTATCATACAAGCCTAACTTCATCAACTACGAATACAGAGAAGAGATGATCGGTGATGGTATTGAAAATTGCCTGATGTACGCTCATAACTTTGACCCCGAAAAATCTAAGAACCCATTTTCATACTTCACTCAAATGATCTACTATGCGTTCCTACGCAGGATCCAAAAAGAAAAGAAGCAGATGTATGTGAAGTATAAGGTAGCCGAGCAATCTGAGTTCTACAAGCATTTCCCTACATGGGAAGATGATAAAACTCTAAAGCAACAGTTCAATCTCACAGAAACGGACATAGAAAACTTTACGCCGAAGTCAAAGAAGAAGAAAGAAAAGAAGCAGGAAGATTCAAGCGGCGCTACGTTAGATGAGTTTTTTGGAGAGTAAATGAAAGTCCCTTTTATAAATGATACCCACTTCGGTGCAAGAAATGACTCGCAGATATTTCTTGACTACTCCCTTGATTTTTTCGAGAATCAGTTTTTTCCATATTGTGATGAGCATGGGGTGACAGAGATTGTCCACTTAGGCGATTTTCTGGACAGAAGAAAGTATGTAAACTTCAACACCCTAACACAAGTAAGGGAGAGATTTGTAGAGCCTCTTGAAAAGAGAGGTATCAAGATTCACTGTATTCTTGGGAATCACGACACTTACTTTAGAAACACAAATAAAGTAAACTCTCTTCGTGAGGTATTTTCACCCACTCAATCATTCGAGGTATACGAAAAGCCTACAATCACGAAGATTGATGATATCCCTTTTGCCTTTCTTCCTTGGATCAACAAAGAAAACTATGATGAGAGCGTTGAATTCATCAAGAACACATCTGCAAACTACTTGTGCGGTCACCTAGAACTCAACGGCTTTCAAGTCATGAGGGGTGTCCAGTTTCAAGACGGTATGGATCCGTCTCTGTTTGCTAAGTATGCGATGGTTTTGTCGGGTCACTTTCACACAAAGCACACTAAAGATAATGTCCACTACTTAGGCACTCAGTATCAACTGACCTTTTCTGATCTGAAAGAAAAGAAAGGCTTTCATGTATTCGACACCGAAACAACAGATCTAGAGTTTATAGAAAACCCCAGAAGGCTCTTTCACTCGCTTGTCTACGACGATGAGGCGATTGATGCTATGAAATATATGAATGCCGATTACTCGGAGTTCAAAGACAAGTTTGTAAAAATCTATGTAGCCAGTAAACAATATCCATTTACATTTGACAAAGTTCTTGATAAACTGTACTCTGTACAACCTGTAAATGTCCAAGTTGTGGAGGATGTTCAGGATGATGTCGATGACGAAGAAAGAGTGGACCTTGCAAAAGGCACTCTTGATATAATTTATGAAGAGATTGATTCCCTCTCCGAAGAAGTGGATAATCCAATGGAACTGAAAAAGATATTCAGAGACATATACATGGAGGCTATTACACAATGAACATTTTTGTACTAGATAAAGATCCGGTTGTTGCAGCACAACAGTCCTGCGATAAGCATGTCGTAAAAATGATTTTGGAAACAGGTCAGATGCTTTCCACCGCACATAGGGTGCTTGACGGTGTGGAATATTATGACATGTCCAAGGGTGATCGTCCAAGAAAAATCAAAAGGTGGAGACTGAATGATGGTAGAGAAAATGTTATGTGGAAGGCTTCGTTCGTAGGACATCCTTGCACACAGTGGTGTATGAAAACACATCTGAATTATGATTGGTTGA